CCTTGGATAGATCCAAATCTATTCCTGAAAAATATTTATCTTGAAAGCAATCATTTTGCGCGGGATCCAATAAGTGAGTTAAAATACCAATAATTTCTTTACCATGTTCGGTCTTAGATATTTTATCAATTTCGTCAATAAAAATAATAGGGTTCATGCATTTTTTATCCATGAGAATTTGTACAATGTTTCCCCAAGTTGATCCCACATAGGTATAATTGTGGCCGTGTAAGCTAGATCCATTAGAATCACCTCCCATTTGTATCATTGCAAATGGTCTAGAAATGCCATTTTCATCCTTTAAGCAATCGGATAGCCCTTTTTTAGCGAGTGTAGTTTTGCCGACACCTGGTGGGCCCTCAAAACCGAAACAATAGCCGTCTTGTTTTCCATTAATCCATTGTCCGATTATTCTCTCTATTTGTTTTTTTGCTTTATCGTGTCCATGTACTGCATTATCTAATGTTGTTTTAACACTAGACATATATTTATTTATTTCAGAATATTTCGTTTCTATTTCTTGAATGGGAGCCTCCAAATCTTTATTAGTGTAATCGAGTGGTTCACTCAAGTTTGTTGATTTAGTAACCCCAAAAATATCATTTAATAAGGTCGAACAACTAACAAATGTATTAATAAATACTTCAATCTCCTTGACCAATTCCGACTTTGATTTGTTAGAATGTTTTATTTTAGAATAAGATAAATTCATTTTCAAAATGCAGTCATTTATTTTTATAATATATCCCATTAGGTCAGTTTTGTTGCATCCGATTAGTTCCTTCTTTATGTTCTCTATATTAACGTTATTCGCCTCATTTGCTTGACTATTGCTAGGACTTTTCAACTCCTTTATAGTATTCAGAATTTCAAGGCTTGTGTAACTCTCTTTAAGTTCTTTTTTACTTATATTATTTAATTTCAATAAATTTACATATTTGAGGCGTATTTCATCCATAATGTTCAAGATTGGTTCCTTTTTATAAACACTAAAGGGTATTTTTAATAGCCCATCTAGGTATTGCCTTGCTTTTGATCCCGAATCCTCCGACTTTGCTTTTACTTCTTTTAGCTTTTGCATTGCCTTTTCTTTTACGCTATCGCCTACTTTCAATAGGCAAATTTGTTGTTCTAATGGAATTTTCTGAATATCAAAATTCGACAGATCATTTGTGTATTGTACTGTTCTTTTCATAGCTTCTTTAAAGAATTGCTTAATCGACCATGGAAAGCTGTCAAACAATATGGTTTGTTCTTGTGTATCAATAGTTCCATTTGCATCATTTGAGAGTAAGTCGTATAATAAATAGGCCAAGTATTGGTTATCATACTTTTCCGACTTTACTAACAATTGAATTATTATGGATCGTTTGATAAACAATTCGGAGGTTATAAAATCTTTTACCACTTGTGCTATTGTTTTTTGACGCAATGTGTTTAAATTGCTTAAATATCCAGCATATTTTGAATATATTTCATGTGGTTCATAAATTAAGTAGTCTTTTAAATTGAGAGACTGCATATATCGATCAAATGTTTGGCCTTGAAAATCAGCTGACTGTGGTGCGTTATCTTTTATAGCTTTGTATTTTAAATTTACATATTTATTATTTAAAAAATCAATCATAATATCATCTACTATTCCAGATATAATTAAACTCTTTTTTTGTTGAGGATTATGAACAATTACTTGAATACCATATGTTTTTAGATGAAATGGTTTTACTTTTATTCCTATATCTACGCTATCTAAATTTTTTGATTTCTCATTAAAAGGACAATCATCATTCTTTCCATCTACTTTTTTGTTTACTAACAATTTATAGCTGCTTGGGTGAAAATATTTTTTCAATAATTCAAATTTATGTTTATCCATATCGGAAATAGCATACGTATTTACGGAATTATTTCCGAAACATATCCATAACAGATCTTCGAATGTTTCTGTACCATATAATTTAAATAGGCTTGATAGGTCATTGTTTACTGTTTGTAGTATATTGATTACATTGTCCGTATTATTTTTAATAGATGTGTCATTGATTTCTTTTATTTTCTTACTCAGCTCAAACAATGCATTAATACAACTGTTAACCTCGCTTACACCAATTATATCCAATATTTTGTTTTGTTGAACATGCAATATGGTCTTTTGTATTACGTCTTGAAAAAATAATAGTTTCTTTTCAATTAATACCACTATTTCAGGTATTGTTTTTTTTATTGCTTCTTTTTTTGAATTTATTTTTTCATTCATTATAAACTATATATATATTTTAAATAACTTTTTTACTAAAGAATTACTTTTTTTGTTCCTTACGGCTTTATCGATTAATTATATTTAAACAATCATATTAAATACATATAGCTATAATTTATATATTCAAACAATGGGTATTCCAAGTTATTTCTCATATATTGTTAAAAATCATCCTTCTATTATTCGTAAATACATGAAGGACACATTACTAGTCGATAATTTATATCTAGATTGCAATTCTATTATTTATGATGCTTACAATAAAATGAACTTTGAAGACAGTGATATTACGAATAATATAGCTGTAAGCATTATAAGACGTGTTATCGCAAAAATTGAAGAATATATTGCTGTTATTGGACCATCCAAAACGGTTATTATTGCATTCGATGGTGTCGCTCCTGTTGCTAAATTGGAGCAGCAGCGATCCCGGCGCTACAAATCATGGTACCAAAATGAAGTCAGTCGCCTCATTTTTAAAAAGGAAAAGGCCGACCCATGGAACACGACCGCCATCACCCCCGGCACCAAATTTATGGCCGAATTGAATGACATGGTTGGTCGGCATTTCCTGAAAAAGCCTCCCTCTACATGGCATGTAGGCGAGATTATTGTCTCCGGCTCCGACCATGTAGGCGAAGGCGAGCACAAGTTGTTCGACTATATGCGTTCCAATTTGCAAAAACATGCAACGGAAACGACGATCATATATGGTCTCGATGCTGACTTAATTATGCTCTCTATTAATCATCTACCTATTGCGCCGAAAACCTACCTTTTTCGCGAAACGCCCCATTTTATCCAGTCCATTGACAGTTCATTGGAGCCTGAATGCAACTATTTTCTGGATATTCCTGAGCTAACAGAGGCTATTGTCAGTTATATGAACAATGATCGGTCGCTCACGAATAAAAATAAGGTTTATGACTATATTTTGTTGTGTTTCTTTTTAGGCAATGATTTTTTACCCCACTTTCCAGCTATCAATATTCGAACGGGTGGTGTAGATAAAATGATGGATGCCTATCGTGCTACTATTGGCCAAACGGATGAATGTATTTACGACGGTAAACGCATTAATTGGAATAATTTACGCAAGGTTGTTCAACACTTGGCTTTATTGGAAGAGGATTTTATTATTAAAGAACATCTGCTGCGTAACAAAAAAGAGAAATATTTTATGCCTGACGAGAAACCAGATGACAAATTCAAGAAATTTGAAAATACCCCCTGTTATGACCGAGAAATGGAAAAATTCATCAATCCGGTTAAACCATATTGGCAAGATCGTTATTATCGCGGTTTATTTCATATTAAATCCGATACAAATGGCGAACAAAAGCGCGATATTGCCATCAATTATCTGCAAGGTCTCGAATGGACAATGAAATATTATACCAGTGGGTGTCCTGATTGGCGTTGGAGATATAAATATTATTACCCTCCTTTGTTGCAAGATCTCATTCAATATATTCCTGTTTTTGATACCGAATTTGTCCCTTTAAAACCCGCAAATCCCGTGACGGAAATTACGCAATTATGCTATGTTTTGCCGCGCACCAGTTTACATTTGCTTCCAAACAATTTATATCATGCACTATTGCGCCGATATGATCATTGGTACAAAGGCAATTGTGACTATATATGGGCTTATTGTCGCTATTTTTGGGAGGCACATGTGGAGATGAATGAAATCGATATCGACGAATTGGAGGCCTTTTTGCAGGCCAATAAAACGTACCTGATGCTGTAAATTATTTATTCTGTATTGCGAGCATATATCGTCACAAAATAGTAAATTTTTGTATAATTTTACCACAGCATAAGGGGGCCAAGTAGTCGGCAAAATATGCTCTAAATTGGAATTTTGTGCGGTAACCATGTTTCATCTGGATTATTTTGGGTTATTTTAATGATTTTTTCTCAGTCACAAAATGAAATTGAAAAGTCGAGGGGGTTTTGGATTTTGGACATTTTTAAAAATGTCCAAAATTGAAAAGTCCAAAAAAGTCTTGAAAAATGTGTTGCAAAAGTGGTTTCTTACGATAATGGTCTCAAAAATATTTTTGGATGATTTTTTTTGTTACGATAATTTTTTTTTATTTTTTTGCAAAACTATTTAAACGCTTTTTTGTGTCCTCTATTTAGGAGACAAATGGATGACAATTTCGCGTCAAAAAGCGTCAATATTTTTGAATGTAATTTTTGTGACTACAAATGCTCTCGTGCATGTGACTGGTCAAGACATGTTTCCACACTGAAACATAAGAAGAGGACAGATTTATCGAATTTTGTCGTCACACATAAAAAAAAAGCGTCAAGTATATTCACATGTGATTGTGGTAAGGAATATAAACATAGACAAGGATTATGGAAACATAAAAAATTTTGCATGAATAATGAACAAACAGCACAACATGTCAACCTTGTTACACAGTTATCAGATAAAACAGTTATGGAAATTATTAGTCAAAATCAGGAATTTAAACAATTACTTATTGAACAGAATAATAAATTGATGGATTTAGCTGCAAAAGCGAATACGACGATAAACAATACAACAAATAATTTCAATTTGCAAATGTTTTTGAATGTACAATGCAAAGATGCATTGAATATTATGGATTTTGTGAATTCTTTGCAACTGCAAATAAAGGATTTAGAAGATATGGGTAAATTGGGATATGTAGATGGTATTTCGAAGATATTTTTAAACGGACTAAAAGATTTAGATATAAAAAGTCGTCCTATTCATTGCAGCGATTTAAAGAGGGAGACGATTTATATAAAAGATCAGGATACTTGGGAAAAAGAAAATGATGAAAAGAACAAGTTAAAATTGGCAATAAAAATGATAGCAAGTAAAAATATTAAGCAAATTCCGTTGTGGCAAAAAGAAAATCCTGATTGTTTTGACTCAAGTTCCAAAAAAAATGATCAATATTTAAGAATAGTCTCGAATGCAATGAATGGTTCCACTATAGAAGAAACCCAAAAAAACTATGATAAGATAATTTCGAAAGTAGCAAAGGAAGTAGTGATACAGAAATAGTATAGATATTGGAATGAATATATAAAAATATTATATATATATTTATATATAATGTCAATAAGATCAACAGCAAGTTCCGCAGCAAGATCTGAAGCCAGTTCTGGTGTCAGACCTGCTATGTCTAATGAAGTAGAAGAAGCTATACGGAAATTAGATAGACTAATTAAACAAGTGGGAAGCGCTAATTCCCGTCAAGCCGCAGAAGACCTCATATTCTACCTATCACAATGTAATAGGGATATGCGTTTACAAACTCACATGTACATGGCTTCTCCAAGCAAAGTAGAAAAATATGAACCAGAAATAAAGCAACGCATTGAACAACAGACAATGTTAACAAAACAACTGGCAAATGCTCAAAAAAAAATAGCAGAGGCTGATATGATTGCTGCAGAAAAACAGCTAGAAACAATGGTTGCTGCAGTTAAAGAAGCCAAAGATAAAAAGCAATTGGATGCGGCTCTAGATGTACTATACGAACATCTACAACAATTAAAAGAAAATCCTCTTATTCTTAGAGATGATAAGAAAAGAATGATTACCAATTTTACAAAACAAATAAAAGAATTAATTAATTATGGATTTCAAATGGAGCAACAAGGAATAGAAGAACAATTAGCTGGAGGTGTTCCAAAAGCAATCGAAGACAAATACAATGGTTTATGGAGTTTTGTAACAAAAACAGCGAGTGTGTGTCTCTGTACTATGGGTAATGTAGCTGCATCGGCAATGAGTATGGCTGCATCAGCAGTTATGTCGGGAACAAAAAGAGCAAGAGATATTGTTCAGCCTCCAGTGCAAGATATGTGTAAAAATATAGCTACAAGAGGAGCGGTCGGTTTCCAAGTTGCTATTCAAACAGTGGCAAATCTTATTCGTGAAGACACCGTGAGAAATCCAAGGGAAGTAGCTGCTGTTCCTTCGTTAGGTCCTACATCAACTGATTTAATTGATGCGTTAAATCGTATAAATCCAGGTGCATCTGATTTAATTCTATTTACTGCGGCATTACCATCATCATCTCCACCAGGATACGTCGATCAAAATCTCACGGCTTTACAAGATGCATTTTCTAATAGTAGTGCAAGAACAAAGTCATCTACGATTGCAACGGACAATTTAGCTGAAGAGCAAAATATACAAAGCCAAAGTCTAGGTGAAAATAGTTTAAATGAAGGTGAAATGGAAGAAGACGTTGCGGTCGCAGCTGTATCACCATTACCATTAAATTTAAAAATTACTTCCGAAGATATTGATTGGCTAGAAACTACAACTAATAGATTTAGTGCTCGTTCAATATCAGTAGTTGATTCATTACATAGTTCTATGTCATTCTTGAACCAAAATAGATTATTAATATCGCGATTGCAAGAACAACTAATAAGTGCTGCAGAGGTTCCAGCGGTTCCAGAAGTTACAAGAGAAGTTACGGATGCTGTTACAGAAGTAACTGCACACTATGGATTGACACAAGAACCTAGTGTGAATGGATTAATTATTTCAAATGAAAAAGTTATTCAAAAAAACTATGAAGATAATATAATAGATGAAGATAATATAATAGATGAAGATGATGTGCAACGTATTCGCCCAAATGAAACTCAAGAGGAAGATATAGATGAAGAGGCAGAAGCTATGTATGGTGATATAAATACAGAACCTGATAATGAACTAAAAGGCGGAAAACGCAAAAGCAGACATAATAAAAAGGCTAGAAATACCAAGCGCATAAGAAAAGGTAGAAAGAATGGTAGAGGTCGAAAGACACAACGAAGACAAAAGCGCCGAACATTGAAGCGCAGGAAACATCACAGGAAATGAAAATGGAAATGGAAAATAGTATTTACATAAATAATAACTTAAAGACAATTCATTATATTTATATTTTAATGAATTTTCGGACAAAACAGTGGGCAATATATAAAACAATAATGAGCAGCCAAATATTGCTGATAATGGTCCAAATAAGGTCATTCAAACTGTAGCCAATACCTTCAATTAACCCGAGAGGAATTGACGTTATCAAATTGATTGTATGTCTTATCATACTACGCAAAGTAAAGCCACCAAAATTTATCGAATGAGATAGAACATTTATATAGCTCTTGGTTATATTTGTAAACACATACAAATTTTTTAAGACTTGGCTACTTCTCTCTTTATTCTGAAAATCCTGCTGCAAATTATCTGTCTCTTGTTCAAATAATTTCAAATCATTCTCTAGCTGTTTTAGTCGTCTATGCTCGGTCAATATAGCACGTTTTTCCTCAATTATCATCTCCGTTTCTGGAAATGTCTGTTTCAGTTGCCGCGTTAAATGCACTAATTTTTCCAATTTATCATTGAATAAACTCTTCATTTGTATAACTTCTATATTGGACGACATTAGTTGCTTTTGAAGTCCTATATGAAATGAATAACCAACTAATTCAGATAATGAGTGGACAATCGTCCTTAAAACAACTAATTTTTGTTTATAACTGATGAGTGACTGCAAACTATCGTCGTTATCATTTTGCTTCTTAGTTATTTGTAAATCTAAGTTAGACATTAACACATTTATTAAATTTGTCATCCATATATAGTCTATTCGATCACCAATCAATGTTATATTCTGCGAAACCTCATCAAAATGCAAATGTAAGTGAAATGCATTTACGCAATATATCTTGGAAAATGTAAATAACTTTTCATTCATTAGTTGCGTTTGTTCCTCTGTTAAAACGGCTTCCATATCATTCATTTTACTGTCTGTTTTATACGCTGTTTTCAAATAATCATACAAGTTGCCTCCAAACTGTGACGCCATATATGCCGGTGTAATAACATCGCCTGTCAAGGTAGCTGTAGATAAACTTGTGATTGTGCCTAGCAGACTAGAAAATGTGTTTTTTTTTGCATTTGTATGGTCGGATGATTTTTGAAATTCATCTTTGTATTGCTTTATATCATTTACACTTAACCAATTTTTATAAATATTATGATTATATGCCGATGTAACTAATTGTACACATTCGAATTCAGCTGTATGCGAAATTTGCATTGCATTGTAATTAAATTCGGCAATATATGTTTTGAGTAAATCAAACATATTTTTCTGAACCAATAATGCATGATAAATTATTTGAAACGTATATTTGCTTGATATTGGTGTAGTCAATTGCGATAATGGGACAGGCGATGATTGAACAAAATCACGGGTCATTATCTCATTTTGAAAATCCTTTTCTTCTACTTCTAAAATAGCTGTATTATAACGCTGATTTCTTTCCGAAACAATATGCAATATATTGTCTTGATTTTGGCTTTGAACAAGTGCTAAGGGTACGAAGGCACCTGTGTAACAAATCGACGCAAATGTTAGTGCGAGGAAAATCGTTGTATACATAATATACCTTATTGAGCTAATTTTATATGGCTTTTTTATATTTTTTCAATTTATTCGATTTAGCAGAACCAAATATATCATGTTTAATATTCATGTTTAATATTCATGTTTAATGATTGTTATATAATAGGTAATGCAAATTCGTCCAAAAGCAAAATAATATGTTTTAATTTATATATATTGATGTCTCAAATAAACACGGTTGCCCAAAAGACCATTATATCTTATTTTCAAAGTAGAGATCATTTTATACGACTTTTGGAGAAAAATCCTGGTTTAGTAATAGTGAAATTGGGCGCAACATGGTGTGGACCTTGCAAGAAAATCAAGCCAGTTGTGGATGCCTTTTTTGCTTCGTCTCCTGACAATGTTATCTGTTGTGAAATTGATGTAGATGAATCGTTTGACCTATACGCTTACTATAAGAGCAAAAAGATGGTCAATGGTATTCCTGTAATCCTATGTTATAAGAAAGGTAATACGAGTTATATTCCGGATGATTCGATAACGGGTTCGGATCCTGCGGAACTAGACAAGTTTTTTAAGAGATGTGGTCTACATTTATTATCATTACAACATTTATATAGATCACCCAGATAAGACAAATAAATTTATTATCATTTATGTTTATACATATACTTATACTTATACTTATACTTATACTTATAACAGATTATTATTCTTATTCATTATCATCTGTGTGGTCAAATAATTATCAACTGCTATATTTGACAATTCATCAGCACGTTTATTCAAATGTCTTAATATATGCTCGTAATGTATTTCATCAAATTTTTGTTCTAGTTCTTTGGCTTTTTCATAAAGTTCAATCAAATTTGGCGACTTGCATTTATACGCACCGTTCATATGATTAATAATTAATTGGCTATCGCCTCTAACTAATAATGATTTTACATTTAGTTCGACTGCTTGTTGCATACCTAATATCAAACCAGCATATTCGGAGTGATTATTCGTAGCATTAGCACCAACAAAGAATGTACCAGACCAAATTTCATCGTTATTGTAATAAATAACAGCGCCTGCACCACTCAATCCTGGATTGCCTTTACTACAACCATCAAAATGCATTATAAACCGCATTTCCGGATAAATTTTAGGGGATATGTTTTTAATAGTCTTATTTATTGCTGGGAACATTTTTGTTTGTATATTATTATATTTCATATTGTATTTATATCTATATTGTTAACTATTTAACGCCTTTTGGTAAGTCTACGCTTCCTAGTACTACGCTTCCTATTCTTCCTTTTGTTAGTACGACGTCGACGCCTAGATGTTTTTCTTCCACCCATTGATACACATCCAACACACCCCGGTTTTTCATGATCTGAAGTATTTGCGGGTATAAATTGTTCGTTATCATTTATAGCAGAATTTTGTGGATTGTCATAATGATCTACATTTATAAATTTATCTGGAGCTTCTACGAAGAAATCTTCTTCTGTAGGTGGTTTTTTCATGACCGGTTTCTGTTCACTTGTTTTCTTTTTTTCTTTTGATATTTTTGATAAACTCTTTTCTGCAGCTGCTTTATCACCTATCCCTGGATAAAATTTGGACATTATTTATATATAATGTATATAAATAATTTAAAAATAAAGTCATTTAAAGAAACAATGGACAACACGTATCAAGACAAATTAACAGAATATTTGACCAGTATTCATAATCTAATGTACACATTTGAAATCACAAAATGCTGTGGTTACAGTACGTTTGTAACAATGTATAAAGATGAAACCTTGGCCGATTTATATAAAAAAGTGTCATATCATTTTGGTGGTGCAGATATAGTGGAGTTATACTTCTTATTTAAAAATTCGAATTGTGACACACAACATGTAAGATTGCCATTAACAAATATCCCTGTTTTTAAATTTGTTAGAGAAAACATTATTTGCACACCTCAAAAGCTATTACCTATTTATCCCGTTCCTAATCCTGTTGTATATAGATTGTATTTGAATGACGGTTATCATTGCAATCATGGAGGAGAAGATGCGACAGGAGTAGGACATTGCCAAAATATTGGCCAAAATTGTCATACACGATAAACCGATAAACTGATAAACTAATTATCCTCCTTTCTTTCCCTAAAATAGTTCATTATGTCTTCTTTAATTTCTTCAGTCATTTCCGCACTCGGTACTATTAGACCTTGCTCATCATGTATCAAATGCTTTTTGGGTGAAAACTGGTGTTTTACCAGAATTTGCCATCTTTCCGTATACTGGCGATTTTTCTTAGAACCATGATAATAATGTCTTATAACACCGGGCACATAACCTATTCTAAAACGACTTGCTTTCTTCTGAAAATCTATCATACTTTGTTTATAGTCATCCGAATAATTGGGCGTATGCATGCTCTTAACATTATTGATATAACTTAAAGCCATTATATTATCACCGGATCCTAATACACCCTCTTCATATAGTCCACCCATTTTTTCATATGCTTTTCTAGTTATAGCCCATCCATATCCAGGATGCCAGTAATCTTTTCCCGACTTAGTATAGGGTTTTCCTTTGCAAAAGCTATATCCAAAACCATTAAAAATATTCAATGTTTGCTTATCACTATCCATATCCACACAGTGACTGAAAATCTGTACAACATCCTTAGAACCATTTAATATTCGTAAAGTATCTGTAGCCCATGTGTGACTTTCAAACTCAACATCTGCATCAATCCATGCGAATGCCTTCCATTTTTTTGGCAGTAAGTTGTTTACGGCCACATTAATCATATTTTCTTTATGCCACAATGGTACTTCTGTTCTTAATTGTAAATGACGTGGATTTTTGCTATCCGTAATAATAAATTTTTGATTTTTATAGGCTAATTCAACAATAAAAAGTCGCACATCGTCCTCTTCTTCCTCTATTCTTTTGACAAACTCTTTCAACAGGATATACCGTCTAGCATATAAACAAGGGTTTGAAATAACAAGAATAACATTCAACTTTTTCTCTATAAGATCATTATTTTTTATAGCATACTTAATATCGTTTAATTTATAATGTATATCGTCTATCTCTATGCCATTGATTATAGTCATTTGTAATTTATAATATATAAATAGAAAAGTATTTAAATTCGTATTTATAAAAAATATAATTTATCTTGTTTTATAAATACAAATGAATAGAAAAATGAATATTGGTCTAGGTCAATGCACACCAACTAGTTGTCCTAAGGCGGGAATTAAAATACATGAAACATATAATACAAATACAAATAATACAAATACAAATATTTATAAGCAGACAACAAATGATATTGTAAATAAGAAATCACAATTGGATAAACCTGTTGATTTTCATAATACTACACTCGACTGTCTCGATTTAGATTTAGAACACTATTCTCTCGAAGATCTGTATCATCTGTTTAATATTGAAAACGGAGTATTAACGGAACCTGTTTTAAAAAATGCCAAACAAATTGTATTAAAAATGCATCCCGATAAATCGAAGTTAGATGCAAAATATTTTTTATTTTTTTCCAAAGCCTATAAACGTCTATACAGTATTTATGATTTCCAAAATAAATCAACTAATAAAGTTTATAAAGACCAGGATTTCTTTGATGATAGTAACCGTGTAGTTTTAGATACTATGTTTGAAAAAAATAAGAATTTTAAAGATCCTAAAAACTTCAATTCCTGGTTTAATGAAACATTCGAAAAACACCGCCTTGAAAATCCAACTGAACATGGTTACGGTAATTGGTTAAAATCCGATGAAGGTATCATGGATATTCAAGATAACGTAACAAAAGGCAATATGAATGAAATATTTGAACAAAAAAAGAAACAAATTCAAGCGTTAACTGTATATCAAGGTGTCACTGATATGTTTGCACCTACATTAGGCGGAACATTGTTAAATGATGAGAGCAACTTTTCTTCTGATAATTATACAGATTTAAGACAAGCTTATACTGAAACCTTGATACCGGTGACTTTAGAAGACTATGAACGCATGCCTAAGTACAACAGTTTTAATGAATACAAGTCAAAGCGAGATAGTGTTGATACCACGCCATTGACAAAATTAGAGGCAGAGCGTATGCTATATAGCAAGGAAACAGAAATGGAACAACAATCAGCTGCTTTAGCATTCAAGTATGCAAAAGAGGCAGAATTGGCGAAACAAAAACAAAAGGGATTTTGGGGAGATATAAAACAAATTACGGGTTGGTAAATAAAAATAGCTGGCTTACTTGTCATTTAGCATTTTCCTTTGCTTAGTCAGTTCCTTTTCTAAGTCAGTTCCTTTTCTAAGTCAGTTCCTTTTCTAAGTCAGTTCCTTTAGCTACGCTTTTATTTCGTTATAAAAGGTTAAAATATTGGCTCCACTTTTTCATTTCTTAACTTTGTTGGAAAAGGTGGACAAAAATATAATATAAAATTATAATATATGTTAGTAGCTAATTATATTGTAATTATTGTAACAATTATAGCATTAGGAATAATTTATCAAAAATACATAGAAAAAAAATCAAAACATACAGAGATGGATGGCTATAAAGATATTAAACAATATTTGTTGAAAGATAAAAGTTTAGATAAGAGTAAAAAGCCGATTTTATGGATTTATGTGCCTCACGAATACAATGCACGAAATTGGCTCAGTTTTGGCAGTCGCAGCTCATTTGAATTAAATCAACCCTATTTATATTTAACCGTTAAGAGCATTATTAAGAATTGCGAACAATCGTTTAAAATTGTCTTAATTGATGATGGTTCCTTTGAAAAACTTATTCCAAAATGGAATATCAATATGGAAAGACTTGCCGATCCTATGAAGAGTTATATTAGACAATTAGCTATGGCCAAATTAGTCTACACCTACGGCGGCCTTAATGTCCCCATTTCCTTCTTGTGCTTCCGTGATTTGATTGGACTATACAATCGTGGAACCAATGATGATGCATTTTTCGTCTGTGAAAATTATGACTTGAATATTACCTCTACTACCCGACTATTTTATCCTGATCTAAATTTTATGGGTGCACGAAAACACAATGAAACCGTAAATGATCTAATTCATTTTATGGAGCAACAAATATCTGATGATTATACAGATCAAACCAAATTTTTAGGCAATTTTGACCGCTGGTGCAATACAAAAATAACCAAGGGAAAAATGCGACTAATACCTGGTACAGAGGTGGGAACAAAAACGGTTGATGATGAAACAGTTATTGTGGAGACTTTGTTAGGGGATGATTATATTCACTTTTATGGAAAAATGTATGGTATTTGGATACCGGATAAGATGATTTTGAAACGCAGACACTATGAATGGTTTGCACGCATGAGCCCCGATCAAATTTTCCAAAGCCACTTTATTTTGGCGAAATATATGGTTCTAGCTTTAGCGCCCGATAGTCATATGGGTGTAATCGAGCCACTCGAAAATAAACCTGATTGGATTAGTTTTTGGAGAGTACCTGCAACAAATGGAACATTAAATGTATGGGGACCAATGCCTCAAAATTTGGGTGATAATGTTCCAAGAGCAAAAAATTCTGGAAACTTGAATTAATTATCATTAAAAAAGGTGTAAAATGCAAATCAAGTTATTTCGTTAGATTTATAATAATAAATGTATAATATTATTATAAAATGGGGATTTATGATAGTGGTCGTATTTTTGGAATAAAAATGTATAATTATACAGATGATAGTGATTTTAGTAATATATTATATGCAAAAAAATATGATAGGATAATGACTGACGAAGAAAAAAAAGAAGCATATTTATTCTATACCGAATTGAACAACAAAGATGACATACGTTTCGACTATTATACAGAATGTGCTACCACATACGAAAAAGGCATTTTTTTAATGTGGTATCCCTTTTCGTTGAACCTATTCTTAGATAAATTCGGCCCACAATATTTATAATAAACCGAAATTATTTAAATATTACATATAATTTACATTAGACGTAATTAAAATGAACAGATATCGCGGAAATGGATATTGGGATATGGTGAGAATTTCAAATGACGATAAAGAATATCCTTCTAATATGGGACAAAAATGGAGTGAGGACGAAGAAAGATTATTAGTAGAAGAACTCAATAATAATATAGATATTGAAACAATAGCTCAAAAACACAGTAGAACAATTGGAGGTATTAATTCAAGACTCCAAGAAATAGCCTATAAAATGTATATAAAAAATATATCAGTGGAAGAAATAATTAAACAAACTAAACTAGATTATAATTCTATTGAACAAATAATACAAAAAAGACAAAACAATAATTCAAGAAAAATAAAAACAAAAGAATTAGATAATATTTTTATTAGTATTAATAAACATGATTATATAGAATTGCAAAATGACGTAAAAAAAATAACAAATGATATTAAATATTTAAAAAATACTGTAACAGACATAGTTGAAATGATGAAAGCAATTTATGAATTTGAAGATGTATAACTGTCTTTACATCATCGATGATTGCAAGAAACTCCGTATCAACTGTGGCTCCAGCTTAGTCATTTCTATTTTCTGTTCTGCTACCGCCTTAGGATCGAAACGGTTATGTATTTTTACTAATTTATGAATGGTGCCATTGTATTGCATAAATGCTACTATACCAAGGATAAGTACAACCCAATAATGTGACAAAATATATGATATAGTGAAAACACATATCCTGATAATTGGAATACATACTGGAATTATTAGATAGTTCACGCAGAAACCTATACAGAAAATTGGGATCAGAAAATCAAATACAAAACTAATAAAACGCGAAGATAATATCGAAAATGCATCGGATGACATGTTTGCTTTAACTGATAATACTATTCACTTTATAAGTTTAAAATGTTCAATTTTTTTATTTAACTATAGTATATAATGAGTGAATTTGAAGACGAAAAGGTAGACATTTTAACTTCAGAAGAAGAGCAAAAGATTAAAGCATTAAAGGATGCAAATAAAGATATGTTAGAAGATAAACTTGAACCGATTAGTGTCCCGGAGACTAAGGCACCTGCAACTAAGTTGCCAGGTTACAATATGTTTGCTGCAGTAGGATTAGGTGGAGCACTAGGATCTTTAGCTAACTTATTAGGAGCTAATGCATTTGTTAGTGCACCTCCACCCAAAGACAATGGAATTGCTCGACAATTAGGGTTAAAACAAAAGATTGTAGTAAATAACATTTCAGGGAAGAAGGCATGGTTGGTTTTATCACCTGCGCCCATTTCGAGTGTTAGTTCGATCGGACTAACAAATGTGGGACAAATCGATTTTACTAGCAAAGGAGGTGAAATTAAATTTCAACAATCGCCACTTTTGGATAATAGTTGTCGTAAATTTGATCTGGATAACAATCAGATTTATTATACTGTGTTTTTCGAATGTGATGACCCGGATAAGGAAAATTGTAAAAAATGGAAACTTCATTTTAAGGACCGAAAGATTAATGCAAAGTATCACGATATTAATTTGTTAGAAAGACATGTGTTAGAAGCAGTAGATTATGATTTTGCCCCTATAAATTAGAATATATAGACTAAAAAATTGATTTAATTATTTTAATTACAAAACAATTAAATAAACAGACAGAGTATGATCCTAAATCCAAAATGCATTTCTAATTTACCACAAGTACTCGTCGACTATATTTTAGAAATTGTAGGATACCATAAATGTAGAAATGGGAAATATATTGCGCAACTCGACAAAACCAAAGATATTTTTAAACAACTAACAAAAATACCTTTATTTGAAGGATGGAGTGTCCGTTTATATATTAGGAGCGAATTGTTAGCCAAAACATATTGCGATAAAATTATTTCTTTATATAAAATTTCTTATCTGGATATTGATACGAATGAAACTAGCAGAATTCTAACAAAGGTATATGATTGTAGTTGGTATGCATATGATGAAAGTAATGGCCGTCATCATGTCAAAACGCATGAAAAAATTACACATGTAGAAGTATAAACAATATAAAAATTGTATAATATGATATGTAATTAATCAAATGCTATTTATTTTTTGCTTATTATATTTTGTCTTGGTTGGAAATTGTGTAGATAGAATATGGTTAATTAGACATTGCGACAAACCCCATAAACCGAGCGACCCATGTTGCAGTACATATGGTTATGAACGGGCAAAAAGTTGGTCTACTTATTTACAGCGATATTTAGAAAAAAAGAATAATATTGAAATTTACTCGTCCAATTACAATGAGAAAAAAATTTGTATGGCATCATTAAAACGTGACTACAAACCAAACAACGATTGTCAAAAATCTCAAAGAATGTACTTAACTGCTTATTATATTCATAATGCACTAACAAATAATTATCGTGTCGGCAAAGATATAAATTTACATTATTGTATTGGTTACAAACATAAATTATTATCTAATTTGCATAAAACGACAAACATTCAAGACGCGATTGTTATATGGGAGCATAAAGAAATAATTCAAATTATTCGTGAATTTAATATAAAAATCGATAAATGGCATAACAAACTGGAACACGTATATGATTTGATTTTTTTAATCGATGTTAATACAGGTAAGCTATATCGAGATTGTTACAGTTTCATAACAAACCAAACAAGTTGTTCCAAAGATGTTAGTTTATGGCTGAAAGACTTTGATAAAATAGATGAATATTTTCATAGGAAGATATTACAAACAAATAATACTGATAAAATAGACGATTTAATAATTGGATGTTTAATAGTATATATATCAATTTGTATAGTAATAGTGTTTTGTATTTGTTGTACAATTATAATGTGTCATATTCCAAGTAGGCGAGGTTATGTTCAAATAGCATAGATAGCATAGATAGATAAATAAATAGCATAAAATATTTATTTGTTTATGACAGTTTTTTTGGCCACATTTTTAATTATTTTATCGTAATTATTTTCCGCTTCTTCCTTGGTGGAACCAGACATGCAGTTATATAAGATCTGTTGATATCTATCATTTTGTTTCGACTCCGGATCATTATAAGACGGATTTTGTTTCTGCCATTCACTAATTTGTTTTATATTTTTGTTAGCAATGCATTTAATAGCCTTTGTTAGTACTGTTTTGTTTTCTGTCTCCTTTGTCCATTCATTATTGTCTTTTATATATAATACCTCGCGTTTAAAATCGGAACAATGTACAGGTCTATTATGCACATCTAACTGGGTTAAACCATTCAAAAATATTTTGCTTATTCCATCGGCGTATCCAAGTCTAGCGGTTTCCTCCAAATCATTGACTGACACCACTAATGAACTAACAAAATCGGATATGTTAATTGCATCTTTGCAGGTTTCGTTTAAAAATACATTTAAATTGAATTTATTATTACTATTTACATTGTTAATATTAATAGAATTATTATTATTTGCACTCTTAGAAAGCTCTACAATTTGTTGGGTTAGTTCCTTATTTTGTTCCACAACTTTAATAACTAATTCTGTTAATTGTTTTGTCTCTGAAATTTGGGCGTTTTCTGATTTTGGACATTTTTTATTGTGGCGCCAAAGACCAGTTCTATTTTGATATATTTTTTTACATAATATGCATTCATATGTATTGGATACTTTTTCGATACTTTTAGATACATTTTGTTGCAAAAGGTTGCTTTTTGACTTTTTTTCATGTTTTGCAGTCAATAAATGTTTTGTGAAATTGCTTTTAATACTCGTAGTATAGTCACAAAAGTTGCATGAAAAAATATCTGATACTTTTTCGATAGTTTTGGTTGCCAAAATTGCCATTTTGTTGCTTAATATAGCAACAGAAAAGTATCTGGGCAGTTTTCCGCGAAAATCCAAAAAAATATTACCGTCACAAATCAGCAATTATTTTTTCTGTATTCAGACCATCATCGTCACAAACGATTTTTGCAAATCTTTTTCAAGACTTTTCTCCGATTCTTGATTCTGGACATTTTTAAAATGTCCAAAATCGAAAACCCTTTTCACTTTTTGGAAAATATTTGTGACTGAGAGAAAAGAGCATAATTTTCAATCAAATATTTAAAGCATTTCTGATAACGCTCCAGAAAAAGTAATTTACAGCATAAATTTCCGACATATGTTGTAAAACAATTTGTAAAACAATTTAAAAAAATTACAATAAAATAACTATAAATGACAGCAGAAAAGAAAGAAATAGTTTATAACGATAGCGAAGGTCAGATGTATAGTCGTATTATTTTATGTATAGAAGAACATGATGATCCAGAAAATCCTACTTCCATTGACAACCGTGTATTTATTGGTTGGGACGATGAAAGAGGCGAATTTTTTCTAAGAGGAAGAAGACAAGATACAGCAGCTACAAAATATGTACCCTATGCATTTCGTGCCGTCTGTAGCAATGATGTATATGATTTTATTGAGTTTATTATGGGTTCAAAGGGTGCAAAGAGTATTACATTCTATAATTTCAATAATATTGTGGAGATTGTTGATGAAGATTTGACGTACGAGTTTTTTGAAAGTCACATGGAAAACGACTACGATATTGCAGGCTATGATAATGTAAAGTTACGTCGAGGGTATATAAAGAGGACCCTAAGTATTTTGCGCAATATTTATAACATTTCTAGTTAAAAATATTAGTGTAAAATTAAAAGCAATCATGTTCAAAAATAAATGTAGTACATGATGTCATAGGTGGATTTGTCATATTTAATTTGGGATGTATATGTGATTTTATTGAAGTTACATATTTGTCGAATGATAGTAATAAACGAGTTATATGTTAATTTTCGGTCTAAATATTTGCGTTTTGATAAATGATAATATGGTTTGCATTCATCAATAAAATTAATAATAATATCATTAAACATGCCTTTTTTATACGAATTATTATTAATAACATAACAATTGTCCGTTTTTATCGCAATATCATCTAATAACTTAATGAGTAATTCATTGGGAATAGGATTTTTGAATATTTGAGATGACATTTTATAATAAGTATATATAAATTAAAAATTTGTTAGTTTAATTTATAATGATCTAAATATTTAAATGATTTTTTTTGTAAGGATCTGAAAAAGATTATTAGAGAATAGTGCAAGTTCGATTTCATCTTCATGAATATTGTGGAATACAGTAATATATTTGCAAATAAGAGGTATAATATCATATTTTTGTGTTTCAGAAAGAGACGTAGTGATTTTAACGAATAAGAAATAATTATCTAAAATATCCATAACAGAATAACCTTTATCATAAATACTGTATAACAATTTGACAGCATCTTTTAAATTGTTTTGTTGCAAAAATCGAGTATATTCTTCAAATGTTAAAAAACTAATATTTGTACAAATATTGGTAGCTAACTCAAGATCAACAGACTGATTTAATAGTTTGAATTTCTCCATGTAATTGATAAGAATTTTAGCATTGTTGTTGCAAATATTTAAGATAAAACTAGTGGCATCTTCAGTGATTACAATATTTTCATTACAAACTATTTTTTTCATTATTTTATCTAGATTTTCTTTTTGCAAAGGTTTGATTTTAATAATAATTAGTCTTGATTGAAGCGATTCAATGACCTTTTGTGAATTACTACAGGATGTAATAAAATGAACATTATGGCTATATTTATCAATACAGTTTCTGAAAACCTGTTGGCTTTGCTCATTGATAATATCAATATCATCTAATACAATAATTTTCTTTTTGCCCTTTATAGAAGAACAGGTTTGGCAGAAGGTTTTCACATCATTTCGATAATAATTGATGCCTTGTTCTTTTAAAGAATTAATATGTAAGATATTGCTGCTATATTGTTGATATGTATAATCTTTATAATATTCCCGAATAGATGCATTCAAAAAGGTTGTTTTACCAGAGCCAATATCACCAATAAATAGAATATTAAGATTATTCATATTTATTAAAGTGTACAATATATCGATTATTTCGTTGTCTGTTTCAAAATCTTTAAAATATAAAGGCTGATATTTATTTAAAAATAGGGAAGAGTCCATATGAATAATTATATACGTTAATAAGTATTTAAGTTTATCTTAATTTATAATATTATAAAAATGTCTGAATCACTATATAAAATTTTGGAAGTTCCAGAAACCGCTTCAATAGATGAAATAAAGAAGTCATATAGGAAGTTATCAATGTTAAATCATCCGGATAAAAATCATAATAATCCTGAAGCAACAGCTAAATTTCAAAAAATATCCGAAGCATACGAGACACTAGGGGATGCTGAGAAAAAGAAGGAATATGATTTGTCGAGAAACAATCCATTTTTTAAGATGATGGGTGGAGGAGGTCCTATGGGTGGAGGAGGTCCTATGGGTGGAGGTCCTATGGGTAGAGGGGGTCCTATGGAAGGAGGAGTAGAAGAATTATTTGCAAATTTGTTTGCTGGAATGCCGTTTACAAATATGGGTAGTTTTGGCCCGGGTCAAGGGCAACCTTTTGGTCCTGGTTTACGTGTATTTCATAATGGTGTTCCTGTAAATATTGGTGGAATGGGTGGGCTACAGAAACCAACACCTATTGTAAAAACGGTAGAAGTTCCGATAGATAAGATTTTAACAGGTACAACTATTCCAGTTGATATTGAAAGATGGATTGTTCAAGATGGTAACAAGGTATTTGAAAACGAAACTATTTATGTGAATGTTCCAAAAGGGATGGATGATGGTGAAATTATTATTTTGAGAGACAAAGGAAATGTAATACGAGACGATTGCAGAGGAGATATAAAGCTATTTGTCAAAATATATAATGATACTGATTTTAAACGCAGTGGCTTGGATTTGCTATTAGAAAAAACAATCAGTTTAAAGGAAGCATTGTGTGGTTTCAGTTTTGAGTTAAAGTATATTACTGGTAAAACATATACAATAACCAATAATTCAGGAAATATTATTAGTCACAATTACAGGAAGATAATTCCTAATATGGGATTTTCTCGAGATCAACATGTAGGTAATCTAATAATTATTTTCAACGTTACTTTTCCTGAAAAAATATCGGATGAGACGCTGGAAAAGCTGAAACAGATTAATTTTTAGAATAACAAATAATAGAAAATAGATATAAACGTAATTCTATATTTATTTTTATAATGAATATCATCCACTTGTTGTTATTGCATTTACTCACAGTGAGCAATAGTTTCTTTATTAAGAGATCATTTATAAGATCCTTATCGTTGGATTATAATCGTCGATATCAAATTACTCGACCGGATTATATAGAAAAAATGCGTCGTTTGAATTCCAAGAATATTACCGAGCAGACGAATAGTATTTTAGGATTGGATGAACCAAATAGTAATAATGATGATAATGAAATTCAAAGTCAAACAAATAATCAGACAGAAGAGTTTTTCCCTAGACTTCGTATAAATATTCATAGGAATGGATTTTTGCAGGCATTAGGATTATCATTAGAAAATCCGAATGGTCTAAATCCAAGTCCAGATCCAGATGAAGATGAACCTACAGGGGATTTTGAAGAAGACGACAAAACACATAGAAGAGTATTTGTGGAAAGAGAAAACAAAAAGTCAAAGAATTTTGAGGTGATAAAGACAAATAATGTAAAATTTGCGGATGTGGGAGGTTATGAAAATGTGAAAATGGAGTTGCAACAATGCGTGGATATTTTAAGAAATTACAAAAAGTATATGAAGTATAATGTCAGAATACCCAAAGGGTTAATATTAGAGGGTCCACCAGGTACAGGCAAAACATTGTTGGCAAAGGCGTTGGCAGGCGAATCGCTATGTAATTTTATACCGGTGTCGGGCGCTGATTTTCAAGAAAAGTATGTAGGCGTAGGACCAACCAGGATTAAGGAGCTATTTGGTCTAGCAAAAAAGAATATACCATGCATTATTTTTATAGATGAAATTGACGCATTGGGTAGAAAAAGATCAAGTGATGGTGAGAGTTCATCTAATGAACGGGATAATACATTGAATGCATTGTTAGTAGAATTGGATGGTTTCAAAAATAATACGGGCATATTTTTGGTTGCTGCTACAAATCGCATTGATTTATTAGATAATGCATTAACTAGACCCGGCAGAATTGATAAGAAGATATATATTGGTCTTCCAGATACAAACACAAGAGAGGCGATTATAAATATACATATTAAAGGAAAACCATATTGTGATACAATTTGCTTGAATGATTTGGTAGAGGTAACAGAAGGGTTATCAGGGGCGCAAATAGAGAATTTATTAAATGAGGCAATGTTAAACGCACTGCGTATAAATAATACGGAATTTTGTTATAATGACTTTGACTTTGTAATGAATAAGATGATTGCTGGTTGGCAGCCAACGGAGCATGAATTTACGTCAGATATTATAGATCATATAGCAATTCATGAGATGGGACATGCTATTGTAGGTATATTGTCAAAATATCATTCAAAGATGTCAAAGGTGGTGATAAATTTGTCATCGCCGAAAAGTCCTGGATATACGGTATTTAAGGCATCAACGAGTACAATTTATACAAGGGAGGCATTGTTTGAGCATTTGATGATATTATTATCGGGGCGTATTGCAGAGGAGTTGTTTTATAATGTTAGTGTAACAACAGGGGCAATCAATGATTTTGAGGAAGCATTAAAATTGGCTGAAAAAATGGTGATATATTATGGTATGGGTGAGAATATCATTTATCCTCAAACATCGGAAAAGTATAAGGAGATGATAGACAATGATGTAATAGAATTGATTAATAATGCATACAATTATGCGGAGATAATTATAAGACAATGCAAGGACTTAATTTACGAGACATCGGAGATTTTGAAAAAAGATAAGCTATTGAAGGCGGATAAAATTCAAGAGTTAATTGATGAAAAGTATAAACATATTGCTGAGTTAAAGATCGAGTTTGAGTAAATCTATAACAAGAATATATTGTAAAATAAAAAAATGAAAAATATTTTTATTTTAGAGGTAATTTATCAAGTAAATACAACTTAACACAACTTAACAATGAGTAATTATTTGAAAAAAGGGTTTTACGCTAAAAGGGCTAGTTGCAATATTCGGTATAATCAGAGTTTCTTTGAAAACGAAATGAATGAAGACGATATTGAAATAAATAATCTTGAAAAAGAGATATTTTACTGTAAAAACGATGTAGACTATATAAGGTGTTTCATAGAGAATATAAAGGACAAAGTTATAAAAAAATGTAAAAATCTTGGCGCTGTAAAAATAATCTTAGCTACATTCGATAAAGATAATATAATGCATAAAATGATGGTTGTTATTGCGAATATGGTGTGGAGTTTATTAAAAATAAAAGAAAAGGTAAATTTATATAAATCAATAATTGTTTTCGTTGAATATGAAGGCGTAACTGTTTTTATAGGAGATTTAAATTTTACAGGGTTGGATTAGATTAGAATTGATTTAATTTAATTTAATTTAATTGAATATTTTCTTCGTTAAATATATTTAATAAAAAAGTACTTAAAGAAATGCCCCAAATATAAATGGATGCTTTGGTGGCCCAGTGGTAAGGCATCAGTCTTGTATTGCTACAATTGATAACTGAAGATCGGGAGTTCAATTCTCCCCCAAAGCTTATATGCTGGTTTAAATTTTAAAACGTGTATCTAAATAGTACCTAAATATTATAATAAATATAATATTTAGTAAAAGGTAACATTTTTATATTTTGTTAAACCTTTTATAAATTCTAATATATATAATGGGACTTCCTAGTTTATCTGGTTCTGGACAGCGTTCTTCTGGAGTGGGTTATGCCACTTCATATCTTTTTGATCGTATGTACAATTCATTGCAAAGGGCTCCTAATCCGAGACGGGGCGCTCAAGTGTTTGCAGTAACATATCAAGCTGACACAGGCGCAACTGGTGGTTCGTTAAAACGAGCTGCACAAGGAATTGGCTGGAATAATATTCGTTATGCACGTTAAACATATTTCGTACAAACTAAATAAAAATTATATAATATATTATCTTTTTATATAATATATCATGGGAAACGGTTCCGGACCAGGAGGTATTAACTCGCGCGTATTTTCGAATTCTTATTCTTATCAAGTTCAACGAATGGCCATGCCTTTTAGGGGTAATTCATTCGGCGGATTAAGTGCACCACAATATTCTTACAATACTTATAGCAATTTGGCTTCTTTAGGCGCTGGTGCAGGCAATCGCGCTGGACGTTGGGCTGTCGCACACAACATTGTTACACCATTTACACCACCTGCGCCATTACTATATGCCGGTAAAATGTATACTTATTAATTATACCACCTTTACCACCTTTACCACCTTTAAAAAAGGTGGTGCCAAACGGAGTGACCAAACGGAGTGACCAAACGGAGTGACCAAAACGAAGTGGCAAATTAGTTAGGTTTGTTCTATTTTTTTAAAATGGAATATATATGCGCGGTAGAAAATCGTTTAATATTCGTAATATAGAAGCCCATTTGAATAATTTTTCTGATCTAAGAAATGAGGTAATACCACAATCAGCTTTTTTATTAAACAAACACATGGCATTCCAACACAATATACCTGTAAATACATATAATACAAATAATACAAATAATGCAAATAATATTATTCCGAATGTAGCCATACAACAACAAACTCACAACGAATATATAAATGCAAAATATGGTGTATCCCGTTATGCATCTAATTTAGTTTCAGGTAAAATGTTTAAGAAAATATAATATCAGCATCACCATTATTATCTTTCTCTTTCTCCTGTAATTTTTTATAATAATTTTGCTCTGCAATACTATTATAAGACAATTGTAAATTTTGGTCATTAGAAGAAAAGTATATATTAGGGAAGCAACCTAATATAGGTATGCGCCATCCATAATATTTAATATGGAATAACTGGTTCACACCAATATTACTCCAATCTTCTATAGAATTCCATTTATAATACCAAAAACTATTATTAACATTATAATGATTACCATTTTTATCTATAATCATAAAATCAGTAAATCCATTCTTGCAATAGGTATATTTTTTTACAATTATAATACTTTTTTCCTTTTGAGTAGCAAATGCATACAATGCATGACCAGTCACTCCAATACCTAATATTGATAACCTAAATTCCAAAGGCACATTGTTAATATCAATCATAATTTTGGTATTTCTTAAAAAAGATCTAGACATTTATAGAAATAAACTAACAAATCTTTATACTATTTTACAATATTGATTATAAACATTTTTATTTTTTTATACAAGTGTTAAATTAGGTTGGCTAATAAATATGCTATAATCATTTGCTGGTATTGTATTTATTTGTCCAATGGTTAATACAGGATTATATGTAGTTGGGTAAGGCCAAGTAAATGTAAAAGTATACTGCAACCATGGGATTTGTGACGGAGGTGTAGTGGTGCCATTACCAGGATTATAATTTGCCCCAATTTGTTTTCCGTTAATTGTGATATAAATATATAATTGACTAACAATACCGTTATATTTATTCGTCGCACCTGTACCACGATTAGCAGCATAAATCGAAAACAAATATTTAGACCCTTGATACAATGGTCCGCCTATATTTTGTGAAATAGATCCATTGAGTTGAAATGCAATAAAATTGGCATTATTTGGACATGGTAATGTCGAATTAGTGACACTATCGAATAACCATACACTGCTATTATAAGCACTAACAGCTACATTACCATTAGTGACACTCCAATTATTGACTTTAATGGGACTAGTATTTGTTACATAGTTTGGTGAATTAGGTAATGGATCGGAATTCGTTGAAAAAACTGAATTTAGGGTGGAAACGGGCTGAAAAATCGGTCCCTCTGCCACGTCAACAAAATCTTTAATAACTTGTTGAAGACTATTTCCAGATTGAAACAATAATTTCAATTGTTCTAATTCGCTTGGTGTTAAATAAGGGTAATATGCATTCAAACCGCGTCCAGTATAATTATCAAATAATCCTAAATATTTGTAATAATTACCGCATGGTCCCTGGATATCACATACAGTTGCCTGGCGAATTTTGGCTCGTCGTGTAGCAGTACTGGATGCACCCACGCCACCTTGTCCAGGTTTATATTTATTCCAAAATTCTCCAGGTTGATTACATGTAGTATTTCCACCAGCATTGAATTTAGTTGAGCGTCTCCCCCCAACACCGACGTTTTTTTTGTATAAAAATCCGGGAAATGTATTGCCGCCAAACCAAAATTGTCCATAACTATTTGATCCGGTTCTAAAACTAGTATTATAACTTGACATCTATATTATTAGATATTATTTTAATTTCTGACACAAACTAACAATAAACTAACAAAAAAATAATAATAAACTAACAAAAAATAACAATAAACTTACAAATAAAATAATGAAATAGGTGCTACTTTTCAATCTAAACCTGCAAAATTTATACCTCCTATAAACTGTATATTTCCTTGATATTCTACATCAACCAATACTGTTTTTTTGAAGCATATTTTCCTTTCTTGTTTTAGAAAATCTTGTATCAAATTGGTCACTTTAAGAATAAATCGGTGTAAAATATTATTTTCATCGTATGTATATAAATTTATACTAACAAGGCTGAGATCGGTAAACTGTTTCATAATATTGTCTTTTATGTGATCTATAAAAGACAATATGTAATGCTGTACACTTCGAAAGTACAATTTATGCAATTCGACATTGACTATTTTGATAACTGTATAATCTAACCAACCTTTACTATAATACACCTTAGCTTTAACTGCTTGACTATTAAATGCATACTCATCAGGTTTAATCATTGTTAAAATAATTTATAAGCTATTTACATTATAAATTATTTTCAATTTTATTATTTAACCCTTTAATCCTTTAATTCTTTAACCCTTTAATCCTTTATATTGTTATTTAAAACCTGTGTTACAGCATTCTCATCATAATATTCGAGACAACCTATAAACTTGAATATATTTTTAATATTATTCATATCAAACATCTTTTCAAACGTAGTAAAATAACACCAACCCTTATTTTGATTATAAAAATTATAGAGTTTCTGGTTCATACCGGCAATTTTAATGGCAGCATCCTTATCCTTCTTAAACCAAGCACTTTTACTCTGTGCTGCAATATTTTCTCTAATTTGTATGATAACCTTGGTTTGCGGGAACAATGTCTTAAAACACTTGACTAGCTTAATTTGTTCTTTTTCAAAACGAATTTCTTTAAATCCCCACACATTGGTTTTAATATCATTCTTAAACATCTTAATAATAGTTTGCCTTATTTGATCCTCCATCTCATTAATATTATAACTGTTGTACCAGGCAGGTTTTATCCCTTTTTGCAAAATTTCTGCATATGTTAGTGGCTTGTAGCGCCCTGGAATATGTTCTCTACTTGAAACATGCAAACGATAGTAAAAATCTAATAAACTAGTAATCGCACCATAATTTTCGCCGCAAATATTACTATTTGGGATCGTATTAATAATACGCTGTAAAGAAGTCGATCCGGATCTGCCTGTTGCACATATTAAGACAATTTTGTCGTCCATATGTTAAACATCATGTCTTATATTTAAGTACTTTTATTTAAGTATTTTAATTTAAAAAATTGTTTGGCTCTCCGCTTCGCTTACGACCTTTCATTTACTTCGTTATAAAAGGTGAATAATTATTTTTGTCTCTTCGCTTTGTCTCTTCGCTTTGTCTCTTCGCTTTGTCTCTCCGCTTTGTCTCTCCGCTTTATCTCTCCGCTTTGTCTCTCCGCTTTGGCTCCACCTTTTCTAAAGGTGGATTAAGAGATCTTGCGCGTAGGAATATCTGCACTAACAAGATAAATAGAATTCTCAGTAATAATAATGTACTCAGTTCCGGACTTGTAAAACTTGGCTACTGGCGAAGTATACTCTTCAGCAGACTTAACTAACAACTTTTCACCACTCTCTCTAACACCAATAAGAGCCTTTTTATCAACTGAATCTGTCCAGTAATCCAACATAATTGGTTTATCCTCCACAATAGCTAACTTAGAAGCATGTTGCAACGTGATATCCGAAGGGAGACGATAAGTTGAGTTGTTAGTGGTCACTGATGGACCTTGAGATGATTGAGAAGGTTGAGAAGCTGGTTGAGTAGAACTCGGAACGGTTCCTGATTTTTGTTCAATGGAAGACATTTATATAAAAATTAAATTTAAAGTCTTTAAATACTTATATTTAAAATGTATTTTAATTAGTATAAAAATAAATAATAATATAAATAATAATAATATAAATAATGAAGGTTACAATAAATGATAATAATAATAATCTTAATGATAATTCCGCACATATGCTGTACAATGTAGTAAATTACAGACAAAATATAAATTATTCAGTTGCTGAAATTTTAAACAAGTTTAGTTGTGTATTAATTGATTATATGAAATTTATATCTGAAAAAATCACGATGAAGAATAAATTTTATTATAAATTTATTTTTGAAAGAGGAATTGATACCCTTATTCATATTTTTTGCATGATTTTTTACTACACCAAAAATTTAGACTTGACTTTTTACCACAGTCAAAAAGCATACTACTTTTATCTGGAATTTATTGAACAAATTTCCGATGATAATATCACATTCTTGCAATTAAGCTCAAGAGACGCTACTATGTTTGTCTATAAAAAGACAATTTTTGATCTAAATAATGAATATAGAAAAAATATTTTAGATCCAACTCCTGATGAGAAACATATATTGACCATCTTTGATAATTATACATTCATTTATAAATATATCGTACAATTTATAATTAATCACCCTGATTTTAAATATGATAATAAAGAAAAGTATATACACACCTGTTGCAACTATATTTATTCATTCACTAATATAATGTACAAAAATAAGACAAAAAAAAATATAATAGAATGTATTTATTTATTTACAAACTTATTAGCAGACAAACAAATTGATGTAAATGATTTCTTTAAGTTATTAGAAGAATTTGTAAAAAAAATTAATTTAAAGAAAAAAATAGACGAAAATATAATAAAAAAACAAATTTATGATAGCGAAATTAATACATATATCGTCAATAATGAAGTCAATAAAATTGTGGACTGGATACTAATGTAATTGTATTTTACTCTTCTTCTAATATTAGTTCCGTTGATTGTTTTTTCTGTTTATTCTGTTTTTCTTGTTTTATTTTTTTAACCTTTTGGGTCTTGCACTTTACAACAATTTCCTCAATTTCTTTCTGCACAATTTCTTTAATAGGTACTACAATTTCTTCCTTTTCCTTTTCTTCCTCTTCCAAAACAATACTTATCGTCTTCTTACGGATCTTCTTCTTTTTATCTTTTACATTACAATCTTCCGTAATTATTTTTTGACAAATATGTTTGAATTCTTCTTTTAATAAGGCCTTCAAAAACACATAAATCTCTTGCAAAATATGTTCATCACACATACCCACAATTAGTACGCTTCCTGTTCGAAATATCATAAATGATACCTCTGTGACATTTGTATATTTTGTTTTGTTTTCCGCACTAATTTGCTTTCCCGTTTGTATTCCCAAATCCTTATTGAAATAAAACTTGCACTGGATACCGGGATAAGAACAAGGATCGTAAATCGCCTGAATATTGTATTTGCTTCTCAGAATATCAAACAAGAACTCTCTATTTATAAAGAAACCACAATTAAAATTCGAATTGATTAGCACCGTATCACTACTCTGTTTATACGACAATGTATAGTCATGAAACGGCTGCAAAATATAAATGATATTTTTTAATACAGTTTCAAACATTTCCTCGCTTTGAACGCCTGGTATTTCCAACTTACCTGTATTAAATACCTTAATATGAAATTCTTTAAACATGTCTGCTATTTTTATACGAATAATCATAACAAAGCAGTTATAAAATGCCTGCTTCTTTTTGCTGCGATAACTCATAATGTCCTTCTTTGATATTCCCACTGTTATTTTGCGAATGTCCTTGAATTTAATGCGTCCGTTTGGATTATCTATGTGTGACATCACGTGCTCTTCATAATACAACTCATTTTTAAGACGATCCTGAATAGTTTGCAACTCCTCTGGAGTTTTTGAATTAAACTTGATTTGTTTCTTTATCACACCATTCTTTGTAGTTGCATACGGTATCACTGGAATATCCCAAAAGATTTTCAAGTCAATCGGTTGCTCAAGATACGCGATTTTTGATTTTGTAGATATATAAATATCTGTCGGCTCTGGTGCGACACCCTGGAAGTTCTCCGTTGAATTTAATTTGTCATTTTCTTTATTAAATTCATCATTAATATTATTATCTTCATCAACCGATGAAGTATCATCATACGTATTGGTTATAAAACTAGTCCATTCATCGTCAATATTATTTGTTGTTATCGGATTTAAAGCCATTCTAATACTTCCTATGCTATCTTTATATTCTTTAAATTATTTTATTTCAATTATTTTCTTTTAATATAGAATAGATGAACAGTTGTATTATCCATGAAAGAAACAGGGCAATATTAATTCCCCAAAAATCCCCTACAAACCAGAAGGCAGATTTTAGCTTCAATGAATATAGTTTGAAAGAAAATTTTTTTGACCCATCAAAAAGCTCACCGCCCAATGAGTTTATATTGAAGTTAAAAATGCGTTTATCAAATTATGACAATGTTTCTTTTATTAAAGAGGATAAGCGTATCAACGAATAATTTATATAATAATTATTATTACAGTCCTCAAAATGCATAACATTTTCAATGAAATGTAAATATTTAGGAGTAATCATGTGTTCTCTATTTCGAATAATATAATTTAAAAAATCCTTGATTATATTTTTTTTATCAATATTGTATTTTATGCTAGTAGAATTAACAAAAACGATTAATTCATGTATGTCTTTATTTTTCTGAATTTTATCGAATAATTCGTTCCATACTGTTTCGTCTATTATATTAAATTCATCATCCTTTATATTCTGATTTGACTGCATAAAATTTATCATACTCCTAATATCTGATTTATATAACATTTGAATTAATCGTAATGAATTTGTATTTAAATTTAATTGTTCATGTTTAGCTATATTAGACAAAAAATTAATTATATCATTTTCTGGTAATTGGTTAAATCTTAGCCTCAAAAATTCGTTCTGTAATCCCTCATCGATACGACTTATGTAATTACAAATTAAACAAAATCTAACCGATCCAGAGTAATTTTGCAATAAATATCGCAATGCTTGTTGCGCATTTTTTGTCATATAGTCGACTTCATCCAAGATAACAAATTTCATTCCCTGATTAAACAAAGTTTTTGAATTTACAAATTGATTTATCTGACTGCGAATAATATCAATCCCCCTTTCGTCAGATGCATTTAAATGTATCATCAACTCTTTATTCTTCTGATTTAACTTCTCTTGATATGCATTTACTAAATTTATAATAGTCGTCGTCTTACCCGTTCCTGGTGGTCCATAAAATAACAAATTTGGAAAATAAGCTGTCTCAATTATATTCTTCAAAATTTTTTTATTTATTGGATCTAATACAATATCATCAAAATCACTCGGTCTATATTTTTCAACCCAGACATTACTAGTCATTATATCATTTCAAATTTTATATTTAATTTATTTTAAAAATATTAATTATATTTCAAAATTATTAATTATCAAAATATTAATTTTAAAAAATATTAAATATAATTGTTTATTTTAAAATATGTCATCCTATCAAATTGGAAACCAACTATTTCAAGTCCCTATTTTAAATGCAAGCGGCTGTTGGTCTGCGTACCATAGCCAATTAAATGAACTATATTCATCTGAACTAGGAGGAATTGTTGCCAAAACATGTACCATTTTTTGTAAACAAGGAAATGATGAACCTACTTATTATTTTTCCGAAAAAGATGGTGTACATTTTAATTCAAAAGGTTTGCCAAATTATGGTTATCAATATTATCGTGAATTATCTAGGGATTTTACGGACAAACCATATATCATATCTATTGCATTTGAAGACTTTGATAAGCTTAAATTGTTACTAAAAGATTATGATCAATTTGTGAATAAAGAAACATTGGTTGAAATCAATTTAAGTTGTCCAAACACTCAAGCCGAAATTCCAGGATATGATGTAGAATTTATAGAAAAGTTACTAGCTATGTTATTTATTTATAAATTGTCTCATATTAAATGTGGACTTAAATTACCACCCTACTTTCAAAGAAAAGAAATACATAAATTAGCGGACATATTCAATGAATTTTCCACAGTTTTATATTATATCGTAGTCTCCAATTCTATACCTAATTGCATGCCATTATTAGAAGGAGAACATGTATTATCAACTAAATTTGGAGGAATGTCAGGAAAAATAAATAAAAATATCGCTCTCAGTAATGTAGCATCTTTTTCTGAAAAAATTAATAAAAATATCAAAATTGTAGGTTGCGGTGGAATAGATAATGTGGACGATATCTTGGATTATTTTAAGCATGGTGCTGATTTTGTGCAATTAGCGAGTTGTTTTTATAACGATCATACTAACAAATTAGATATTGACAAAATAAACACAACTATTCATGAATTTTCAAATAAAAAAAATATTTAGGAATAATAATGGATCCAACGGAGAAGTCTCTTATTATTGATACCAAGCATTTCCATTATGTGACGAATAAGCTCAGAGAATTTTTTATTGCACGTGGTTTTTTAGAAACTCACACACAAAATAGATTATCGATTTTAGCAGCATGTGAGGATCCATCAACTATTTCTACATTTGACTACAATAATAAGATGTATCCTCTTCCACAGACTGGCCAAATGTGGTTGGAATACGAACTACTAACAAATCCAAATGTTCCTGGGTTTTTCTGTGTTAGTACAAGTTATCGTTATGAGCCAAATCCTATTCCTGGACGTCATGCAATTATTTTTCCCATGTTTGAATTTGAATTAAAGGGGGATATACGTGATTTAGAAAATTTGGAAAGGGAATTGTTAGTACATCTTGGATATAAAACAGCGGAAGAGGGAGATTACGAAGATGTGGCTAATCATTATGGAACGAAGGATATAAGTCACGAATATGAACAAAAATTATATGCAGACAAAGGTCCGGTGTTCTTTTTGAAAAACTTTCCAGAATACACCAGTCCATTTTGGAATATGAAGCGTAACCCCGATAAAGGTACTGCAAATAAGATTGATGTTATTTTGTCCGGGATGGAAACTATTGGTTCCGCAGAAAGAAGCGTGGATGTAGAAGATATGATCACCAGATTTAAAACTATTTCAGATGGCGGATATGCTCAGATATTATATGACAAGTTTGGCAAGGAACGCGTAGATGGTGAACTGAATGCATTTTTACAACATTCCTTTATAACTAGATCAGGCGGAGGAATTGGGTTAACTCGATTAATTAGCTCTATGTTGAAAGAAGGGTTAATACCTGAACCCTATCTATAAATTATTTGTACAACTAGGATATGTTTTTTTAATTTAGTCTTATTTATAAAATTAAATTAAAATTGAAAGTAATTAAATATAAATATAAATATACAATATGTCTAAATTAATCATGTCTTCGCAAAGTCAAATAGGCTATTTAGAGTTGATCTTGGGACCAATGTTTTCAGGTAAAACAAGTCGTCTAGTCGAAATTTACAAACAATGCAACTTTTGCAATATTCCGGTTACTGTAATAAATCACTCTATTGATAATCGCTATGACGATGAATTGCTATCTACCCATGACAAAATAAAAATTCCTTGCATTAAAACCGATCTACTTGCGAATATATGGCATAGCGCAAGTCGGCTTGACCCCAGTGAAGTCATTTTGATTAACGAGGGACAATTCTTTCCTGACCTATATGAGACCGTTGTTAGTATGCTGGCTTTCGGAAAAAAGGTATATGTTTGTGGCCTAGATGGTGATTTTGAAAGGAAGAAATTTGGACAAATTCTTGATCTTATTCCCATTTGTGATAAGGTGAGCAAACTCACTTCTTTATGCAGCATTTGTAAAAATGGTACTCCTGGCATATTTTCAAAACGAATTAGCTCAGAAACAGAGCAAACTGTTGTTGGGTCTGATAACTATATCCCTGTTTGTAGACACTGTTATTGTAAAATGTAATGTAATATAATTATTCAACCTTTTTTCTTAAATTATATTTAAAAACAATTTAAATTAAAGAGTATAATTACTATATTGAGAACTTATGGCACCTAAAAAAGTAAAAACTGTCGAAGATGAAACTCCAGCTGTTAAGGCTAGACGTGGACGTAAATCAAAGAAAGAACTGATGGCATCTCTTAATATGGAACATATTATAAATTTAGATAAGCCTGTGCCAACTGCACCAACTGCACCAACTATAGATACTATAATAGAACCTATAGAGACCCCAGTTATCGTTTTAAATGTTAGTGAAATTCATGATTCTAATACAAGTAATAGTACACCGTCAATTATTTTAGATAATATGGATGATGAAGTATGTAACGACAACACTGTTATTTTGAAATCAGAAACAGATGAACAAAAACCAATCATAAAGAAGAGAGGAAGAAAACCCAAAGGAGGTAAAATTGTACAACAGATTACTTCCATAGTTCCTGTAAAAGAAGACAAACCTAATGTTATTTTACATTTAAAATGTTCTATGAAGGACTTGCAAAACTCTAATCAAAACGGGCTACTTGAGCCGTATAATTTTATGACAAATAAAAATGACTTGGCATACGATGTCATCGGAAGCGATAATATTAATGTTATTAATTCCTATTACAATGAAAAAAATAGTACAGCTATTTCTACGTTAGATAACGACTATGAAGACGATGACGAATATTGCAAAGATAGTAACAAGGAAATTTGGAAAAAAATTAAACAATTGGAACATAATTTACATATTAATAATGTAAATAATAAGAAATCAGCATGCTTCTGGGATACATGTGAATTTGATAATCCGCCAATATATATACCAAAGCATTATATTAATGGAACGTACCATGTTTATGGTTGCTTTTGTAGTCCTGAATGTGGAGTAGCCTATTTAATGAATGAAATTATTGACAGCTCAACTAAATTTGAACGTTATCATTTATTTAACCATATTTATAGCAAAATTTACGATTATAAGAAGAATATTAAACCTGCACCTGATCCATATTATATGTTGGAGAAGTATTACGGTAATTTATCCATTCAAGAGTATAGATCTCTTCTACGCAATGAACGATTGTTTTTAATTGTAGATAAACCTTTAACACGAATACTGCCAGAACTACACGAAGATAATGACGATTTTATTTTAAATAATAAAATTATTCCTTCTAATAATTATCAAATAAAAACCAGGCTGCAAAGAAAAAAGCAAAATAAATCTTCTATTTTAAATGAAAAATTTGGCGTAAATAATACCCAAGTTGTTTTAGAATAATTTATGTTACAAATATTATGAAACATAAATTATTTGTGCATGATAT